CACAAGGTGACCACACCACGTGGATCATCCTCAAACGTTTCAACGCCTTTCCCTTGCGTAATCCTGGCGCGAACACAGCCAGGCATATCAATAACTGGAAAGCGTGCTGAGGTAACTGGCTTGTGTGTTGGTAAGACTGGGGGCGGAATTGGCTGACCAACAGAGATGTCAGGCACGCCAATTCTTTGGACACCTATCTCACGAATTTGAGGCATGAAGTCAGAACGGTTTACCGCTGGATCATTGTTTATCGAACGCACCCGCATGAGGGAAGGCCCTCCAGTGGTTTACATCTGCAAAAGCGGTTTCACCTCCAAGTCTTTCACTGACACTAAGCAACTTTTGGCTTTCATTCGGTGGCCTAAATCAACGCCCACAGGTACTGCGATCAGAGAATGGCTTGCGTCGTTTGACAAGAAACAAGATGCACCCGCGCCAAAACTGGACATGGCGAAGGTTCAGCGTGAAGGATTCGGGCCGGAAGCACACGACCCAGAGGATCCCGTTGCCGGGACAAAGATGATTACCTAAGGGTTGAACCTGTCGATCGCACGGTTCAGATACCAAGCGGCCTTCTGCAGGTCTTGCATGGTGTTGCCTTTGTGCCATGCCCTCAACAGATACTTGAGCGCCTGGCCCACCAGATACCCGGTCACGGCATCAGGTGCGCCAGCTACCACATCCTCAATTACATCAATCGCCTCGACTCGGCCTTTGGTGTAATGCGCTGGTGAATTGATCTGATCGCTCACGGAAGCTTGAACGGCACAGCCGGGCCTGTACTGACTGGCAATTCTGGCATCACCTGATCAATCTGGCCTGGCACCATGTCAGTAATCATCTGGGTCAGCTCTAACTTCAGCTCGCTGACGTAACGCTTGGTCAGTGACGGAATGCGCGTGTAAAGCATCACCGATCCAGCAACCATGCCAGCACTCATGGTGAATGCAGCCACAGACATCACATTGAATAATTTCTGCATGATGATCTCAGATAAAACAAAAGGCCCCCTTGCGGGAGCCTGCTGTCGGTCTGTGTGAGAAACCTGAGCTAGTTATAGCTCACAGTGAGAATTTGCCACCAACCTTCACGTTGATGCTGGTGTCATCGTCATAAGAGACAAAAGACAGCTCGGTGTAGCCAGGGCCAAAGCCATAGCCAGCCTTGCCGCTGACGCCGTAATCAACTTCACCAGTGTCAGGCACTTTGATCATTGGGCCGATCTGTGCATAAGCACCATTGCCTTCAACCCCGAGGTGCAGGTCAATGTCCATGCCGCCGACACCAGTGTCGAGGTTTGAACCGACGTTGGCCTCAGGATTGAAATAGGGGCCTGCGATTGCAGGAGATCCCAGCGCAGCACCCGCAATAGCGACGGCACCACTCACAAGAAAAGCTTTGAGCATTTGAAGGTAAATCAACGGCCTTGGCCACGGTATCTCTTTTTGCCTTTTTTGGGGCGACTGTGCTTGCCAGCTCCCTGCGTGGTCCGCTTGGGTTTCCCGACAATAAAGACATTTCCGTTAAGTGACTTTGCCATCAGATCCCGTCAGTTGAATTCAAGTTCTGATACTTAAGAGCCAGACCTGTAAACAGGCCATATTGAGGGTGAGACATTTGATCGCGGCCATCAAGGAAATACAATTCTTCGAGCCATAACGTCCGAGCAGCCATTGCCTGCACATCCTGCGCACCAGGTTTTGCGGCAATCATTGGGTCGGGGCGTTTCATTCCTAGGACGGTTCAACCGGCCAGCTAATGCTAGACGGGTCAGATTGATCGGTTATGTTCCGCAGTGACTGCACATAGGCGTCAAGCTCAGCAATCGTGTCAGACGTCGGGCTGATGCCTTGGCGGGTCTCGCTTAAACAGCGAGAGATGCGCCACTCAAAATTATTGATCTTTTGGTCACGCTGTTGCCTGATCTCAGCCCACAACGCATCCCGTTCAGCCTGCAGCTCCTGAGCAGTTTTGTCTGACACCATCCAAGCGGTTCCACTCCAAGTTGCTTTTTGAGTGGCTGCGTCATGTTCAGGGGCAAAGCCTGCGAAAACATAACCTGCGTCAGCAAGCTCTTCATCGGTAAATGATGAAGAGTCAGTGCGGATGTCACCGTTAGAAAGGCGTATCTCATGCGGCAGCTCTTTTGGCTCGCCTTGATTGAAAGAGTAAAGGCTCATGCAACCCCCAAATAAAGAGTGTCGTCTGGATCCATTTGATCGAACGAGTAGCCAGCCAACAAGTGAGCAACTCTAATTTTCTCTCCGCCAGAAAACGTATAGGCATCACTACGAATAAGAAAGCCCTCATAGGTTTCTACAGGGCTAGTCTCCACAAAAATATAAGTTGTGCTAGATGATTGTGGAATTTGATTATTACCCAGGGTCAGTATCGTGCCGTCACCGCCGTCATCACTTTCTTTGTATGTGTTTCCAATCCCATCTGCAGCGCCCGTATTACTTGATGCAGTTCCGCTTACAAGACTCCATTTGTCTGTTTGTGCCCCAACAGGCACACTCCCCCCGTAAGTCCGAGCCGCAGAAGTCGCTAAAGATTCAGGGAACCCTTGAGTGGAAGAACCGGTTATTGGCGTGGCTGTCCCAAGGTTTTCCCAGGTGGTAGACGAGTCATTAAAGACCCAAGACTTTTGCAAGGTATCCCCGGCACTGTTTAAAATTTGCACCGCAGCAACGGCTATGTCACTATAAAAACTTGAAGAGGTGGTAACTTTTTGCCCCAAATATATACGCGCTGATCCACTAAAATCTACAGGAACTGAAACTTCAGCAACATCGTAATTTCCAGTGTAATCGCTGCCGCTAGGAGAGGTAATAAAACGATTGCTTATCTCGATAAAATCTGCGGTAGGGTCAGGCACTATGGGCCACTTGCTTGCGTTTCTTGCTATCAACTGGTATTCAATGTTAAACACACCGCTCGCGGCGTCCGAGGTCGTGTTGTTTTCCGAAGCGGTTATCAAGTTGCCGTTGTAATACCTCATTAGCTAATTTCCTCGTAAGAGCAAACTGCTTCTAAATCAGAGGCAGCACTCGCTTGAATTCTAATTTTATCATTTTCTTCCAAATAAACCTGAGTCTCTTTTGTGACAACAACCAAAGTGCTTTTAGCCGGAACGTCAATGCTTTTTGCTAAATGGTAATTAGTGGAGCCACCTTTTTGCAAGATTACAGTAATTCCAGCAGTGTTTGACCCATCAACGTTTGAAACCACTAAAGAGTTGATCTTAAAAACCTTGTTGCTAGACGCTGCATTGGCGACCAAGTCTGCAACTGACGTACCAACAGCCGCACCAACAGTCTTGCCGGTTACGGTTGAAAGTCCTGCAATGTTTGGAGCAGTCATAGTGGCACCTCTTATCCAAAGACTAGCGTGACAGCAGTAACTTGCGCTCTTGAGAGCCCGCTACCACCACCACCAGAGCCATTTGATGCGGCTGTAATACGGCCTTGGGCATCAACAGTGATGTCAGCTGACGTGTAGCTACCTGCAGTAACTGCGGTGTCCGCGAGTTTTGCTGCAGTAACTGCGTCGTTATCAATAGTAAAAGTCGTACCACTGTTTGAAACAGTGATGTCACCCTTGTCTCCGTCGGAAATGCCACCGCCACTGCCGACTTCAACAACTGTTCCGCCATCAGTTTTGGTGAAAACGCCGCCATCTGTTGTATTGATGGCAAGCTCACCTACGACAAGATCCGAAGCACTGGGATCAGTAGTACCTCGCTTTTGCTTAATCGTGTTCGCCATCAGAACGTGCCGCCGTCAAGCTCAAAACTACTTGCAGTTCCGTTTTCCAAGAATGTGACAAGGTCACTCAATGCAACCTGAACCATCGTTCCGGCATCATTGATCACCATGCGATCAGCTGCTGCCAACGTGGTTGAAGTTGCAGAAGTGCTGCCATCGACAATGTTTAGCTCAGCAGCTGTTGAAGTAACACTGGTCAGCTTGGTAACAGGCAGCGTTCCAGTGATCGAAGAGGCTGCGAGATCAACAGCAAGCTCGGTTGATTCAATAACCAAACCACCGTTGGCCTTAAGGTCAACGCTGACCTCAGAACCACTTACGTCAATACCGTCACCAGCGGTTGGAGCGCCTGCTGCTGCAGCAATTGTGATACTGCCATTGCCATTTGTAATCGTGATATTACTGCCAGCCGTCAACGTCGCCTTGCTGAGCGTGTTGCCACTGGTGTTGCCAATCAACAATTGGCCGTCGGTGTAACTGGTTTGTCCGGTGCCACCTTTGTTGACCGCAATCGTTGACGCTGACCAAGTGCCAGAACTTAGCGTTCCAACAGAGGTAAGGCTGGAAGCAGTAACACCAGAACCAAGAGTGCTACCGCTAAGAACGCTGGTGCCATTGATCTTAAATTCTTTGCCAGACGCAAGGTCAATGTGTTCGCTGCTGGTCCAGCTGTCAGTTGCATCCAGCCAACGAAACAGCTTATTGGTTGCGCCAAGCAAGCTGACTCCACCACCGTCTGCGGTTGTGTCGGTTGGAGTAGTTACGTTGCCAAGCGTGATGTTCTTATCGGTGACATCAAGCTGCGTTGAATTAACGCTTGTGGTCGTTCCGTTGACCGTTAAGTCGCCACTGACGGTGAGATTATCGCTAAAAGTCGTGTTGCCTGAAAGCGTTGCACCACTCAGGTCGACCGTTCCCGTAAATGTCTTGTTGCCGCTAAGCGTCTGATTCGTCGTCAGCGTTGTGAACGCCCCAGAACCAGCAATAGAGATGACAGAACTGGCGGCACCTCCACCAGCATCGCCAAATCCGTAATACAGGATATTGTCGACCTCTGAATAAGCCGGTTCAGAGGGAGCGAGACTGCTTGGAGCGCCAGACGCACCACCAGACGCACGTTTTTTCAAGCGGATAGTGTTGGCCATGGCTTAAAAATTGCCTCCAAGGACGATTGTGTCGATTGTCCACGTCGCGTCAGCCTTGTACTCCCCAGAGGCTGAGTCGTAATAGATGACGCTCTTGTCAACTTTAGCCGTTTGATCAAGAGTAAAATTAGAACCAGCTTGACCTGCTGGGCCTGCTGGACCTTGTGGCCCTGCAGTGGTTGCAGTCACTGTGGTTGTGACTGGGTTCTGAACAACCGTTGACGAGCCATCCTCGGTGACCGTAACGGTGTTATTAGTCGTGGTGACATTTACCGTCGTCATGGCGCTGTATATCCCTGGCTTACGAAGATCACGCCTTCCAAGTAATACTCGCGATTGCCGCTGCCATCCTCAAGCAATACGTCATATCGCAACTCATCAACGAAGGTTGCAGTTTGAGTGTCGGTCAGGCTGATGGTGATTTGACCGTTGGTGCGGTTGGTGTAAGCAATCGAAAAGTCAGCGTATTTCGTGGTACGACCTTCGTTCCACGCTTGCGCATACGCGGTGTAACCAGTCAGATCAATAACAGCGTCGTTACCGTCTTTAAACTGCAGCAGCACGCTGTAATCAGCCCGGCGCTGGAGCGTGATGTTGTATGTGCCAGGCTGAACGGCCATAAATGCACCCCAATAACGTCACTTTAGCGGAATGTCACCAAGGCACCCCAGAGCCTTTCGTTGGAGTCTGTTTGGCCGCCAGTTTGGCGTCAAGTTTTTCCTGCACTGCAGTGACTGCATCGTCACCAAGCTTGGCTTGCACCCAGCCCACACACTGCTCAGCAGTCACAAAGTCGTAGTCAGTCATTGTGTTGATGTTTGGCGCATCAAGCTCAATGGTGAAGGTCTCGCTAACGGAAGCATCACCTTCAGTAGCAGTGACCTCATAGTGCGCCACTTCAATCACGCCTGACGAGAGGACGCGATCAGTGCTGTAGACGTTCCAAGCGAAGTCAGTCATGGCGGTGGTGGCGTCAGGTGCAGTTTAATCAAGAGCTGGCGGCAATAGCCATAAAAACATAGTCTGCGCCGTTTTGATTGTGGTCAGCAGAAGAGCCGCTTACAGTAAATCCAGAAGAAGCAAATGTAATCACACTGACAGTATCCTCATTATCACTGAGGTTCCAATGCAGTTCCTTAGTGTTTCCACGACTAGCGTCGAAAACAACCCAGTCGCTAGTAGTTGACGACGCTTTAAGCATGACAAACTGAGGTTGGAAACCACAGCTAATCGTTTGGCTACTTCCAGTTCCAGTATAATCTCCCGTTTTAATTGCTCCAGCTGTGTCAGCAAACAAGTAAGCCATGTAAGAATTATTTGATGACCCTGTGGTCAAGTCACTACCGACTGTAAAAACAGAACTTGTCGGTGCGCTAGGGAAAACATCTGTTTCTAGGGTATTAACGGCAGAGGTAGCGTTGAGAGTTAAGTATTTATTTGCCCCAAGAGATTTGTGGAACACCCTCCAATTAGTAGAGTTTGTGGTGATGTTTTTGATAAATATCATTCCAGGCGCACTGCCAAGATTGTGCGAAATGTTTTGCTCAGAGTTGTTTCCATTATATTGAAGACAATCAAAAAAATTCTCTCCCTTGAGAAAACACCAAGCAACGTAGTTATAGCCACTGGCGTTAGTTTCAGTAGTGTTTTTAACTACAAACCCATCAGTCCTAAAACCTGCAACGGCAGAGAAATTGTCACTGGTAGTTGGTGTAGCCAGGTCGCTGCTAATCCGCTGATATATTCCTCTTACGGTATCGCACAAGGTATTCCTATTGTTATCCAGATCCCTGTTCTTAATCCACACCAGGCCTCCTGTGCCTGAGATGTTAAGGTCATTATCTATAGCCCTAGTGTCACCATTGCCTGCGTAGGTAGTGGCATCAAATAGAGAAGCAATGTCAACTTCAACACCGCCAGCAGAAGTTGCCAGCAACATTTGCATAATGCTCATCAGCTCAACCCCGCACCAGAAATAACGAACTCGTTTGAAGCAACGCAGAGCAATGTACAAATGCCGCGTTGCGCCAATGTACGGTTACCGGTGTCTGCCGTTCCAGCACTCCGGAGAGTGACTGATGAACCTTGCGTCACGGTTTGATCCGAGCTGCTGTCATTGTAGATCGTAACTGCATCACCAGTTGAGAAAACACCTGATGGGACAGTTACACCGCCAGTCGTAATGTTGATGTGCTTACCAACATCACCAACAACAAGTGTGTAGGCAGCGGTTTTGCTGGTTTGCGGGATGGCACGGATACCACCTTTTGAGTCTTGAATATCTTCGCCGCTGCCTGTTGAAGATGTACGGGCAACCAACACTCGCCCAGAACTGTCGATAGTCATCCGCGTTGCAGATGCTGTTCCAATAGCAAGTTGTCTAGAACTTTGATTGTATTGCAGGTACCCATCATATTCACCAGTACCTGACGTAGCATCGCTGAAATAAAGCGAACCGTAATGGGTGGTGCCTGATCGAATTGTTATTCCGCAGCTTTCACTATTTGCAACAGTCAAATCATCAGCGCCTGAATCACCTTCAGTCGTCGTGCCCAGAAGCAACCGCCCTGAGCTGTCGATCGTAACAGCAGTTGATGCTGCTGATCCAAATCGGACTGCATCATTGCTGTGGTCATAGGATATGTAGCCTCTATAGGCTTCGTCGCCTGTTGTTCCATCCGCAAAATAAATGTTTGATTGCGTTGAAGATGTTGCATCAATTGTTATGCCAACATTTCCAGTTCCACTGATGACTAAATTGTTTGCCGCTGAA